AGAGGGACCAAGGGCAGTTGGCTTGCCAAGCCATCTTTCGGCCCCGAGACGCATGGCGACATAGGGATCTAAACCCCCAGGGTCGTCCCACGACTCGTCTCTGAAGTACCTGTCAGAGTATGACGGGAACACTCCTCGCGACGATGGTTTTTCCAGAAACTTACCAAAGTCTCTGTAAGGAAGAACCCACTGACCCCTGGCGAGGTCATCCATGAAACTGGTAAAGGGTTCTCCGACCAATAATCGGAGTAACTCTTGACTATGAATTCTTGGGAATGAATCCGTTGCCGAGGTAAGGTCAACAGATGACACGCGGTTACAAGCCGCGAGCTCCCCTCGAACTTTCTCCCTCCCCAAATCTTGGTTAAAGGTCGCATCCATAGGCAACTGACGAAGTTGCTCAAAAAGGTAATCACCCAAGGGTGTTAACGCTTTTTGAATCAACCTACGAGGGTTGGCGATAATCCTGGCTTTCCAGCCAGGTTCAGGAATACAGTGTACGCTGCCGACGATATATTCGCCGCCTTCGTACATTGAATTTGCTGTAACAGCAAACCCATCGGTTCCGCGATATCCGAGTGTATCCCCTGCGGATCTCTCTGGTATCCAATGCGACATAGACTCACCCAAGATCCTTTCGAAGATCAAAGGCTGGTTTATGACTAATGGTATCAGACCCTCAAGGTCGAGCACCCCTCGGTCCTCTCGCCCGAATTCCAAAGGTCCAATTAAGGACCTCCGGGTCGGACTCCAGGGGTAGTGGTAGATTGGTAAAATCTCCTCTACCAGGGATGTATTAGGACGCAACCCGAAGACGGATTGCAATACCTCCACCCCGCGAAGGAAGACATTTTTGTCCTTCGAAGATGCAGCATAGGTCACTTTCGTGACCTTTGTCAAGAACTTGTCCCATGCAGATTTTGGAATCTGCGGGAACTTGAATTGGCTATAAACCCCCAGTGCATTCCAAGCACTGAAGGCATCCTGCTCAGATAGGCGGAATATATACCGCCATGGGCCTTTGGGTGTCCCATCCCGGTGGTAAGCAATGCCACCGAGTTTCAGTGTTTCCACTGCTTTCAAGCAGTCTCCACTCATAAAGTGGAGGAGAGCCTGTCGAAAAGTTTTTAGCCTTTTGACAGTCCATTCTTCGCCGCTCTTCTCTGACCATCTTTCGATGTCAGATAACAGAGGCCTCACGGGACCAACCGGTAGAAAAGCTCGCATCCTGGGTAGACACTGTCTGTCCAGCATAAGCTAAGCCTTCCTCACTTTCGTGATTTCAGCGACAGGACGAACGCGACCAGCGT